GGGTTGACGCCTATGTAAATCTTACTGCTATGAAATCTGGTATTGTACAGGCTTATCTTCTTGAAACACTTGTTTCGTCTAAGCAGTTGCCATGGGTTATAGAGCCTACTCCTATTTCTGAATTGTCAGAGGAAGACGAGGCCAGTGTGGCTGAGATGGTGCTGTCTCACTTAGAGTTAGATCCATCCATAACTCCTGATAATTTGCAGGAGTTCACTCGTAGTATGAAAGCAGAGTTTCTGCGTAAGTCTAATGAGGTTGCTAAGCGTAAAGCCAACAATATGGAGCAACTAATTATAGACCAGTGTTTAGAAGGGGGGTGGAATAATGCTATTACACAGTTCACGAGTGACTTTACAGTATACCCATTTGCAGTATTACAGGGGCCTGTACCTATCGTTAAGAATGTTCCTGTATGGTCTGGTGACAAGTACACAATAAAGCAGAAGATTGTCTATGACTTTCAGGCTGTTTCTCCATGGGACTTTTGGTATACTGCCGATAGTCCTGATACACAGCGTGGTACTGGCGTATTTGTACGTCAGCGTTGGACACGTATGCAACTTATTAACGCTATGCGTATGCCGTCTTATAATGCAGAGAACATCACTAAAGTTCTTGATGAGACAACAAGAGATGACTTTATTTTTAGATGGCTTTCAGAGAATCCTATACAGCCAGATGAAAGACTTCTCCTGTGGCGTAACTGTATTTCTACCGTTGACGTGTTAATTCATTATGGATTCTTCAAAGGCTCGGAGTTACGTGACTATGGTATTACCGATATTGAGGACGACGGTTTTTACAATGCACAGGTAACTGTAGTAGGAAAACACACTATACAGGTGGTTGTACACCGTAGTCTTGGACTTAATCTAAGACCTGTATTTACATCTTCATTCTATAAGACGCAGGATCGTATACCATCATTCAGTATTGCACAGCGTTTACGTGACGTTGAACGTGCCTATATAGCGACACTGCGCTATCTTATGGTAAACGCCTATAACGTGTCTGGCCCTATTGTTGAGGCAGATTACACAAGACTTGCAAAGTATCTTTCAAGTGAGGATTTAAATAAGGTAATTCCTAATACTATTTATATGTCTTCCTCAGAAGTACCTACGGCAAATCCTGCCCTGCGTTTCTATACTGTACCGTCTGCTATTCCACAGTATCAGAGTCTTATGAGTTTCTTTATGGATTTGGCCGACAGGGTAACAAACATTCCTGCGGCTTTACATGGTACAGCAGTAGGTTCTGGCGCTAATCGTACCTTTAGAGGTGCGGCTATGCTACAGGGTAATGCCGTTAAGGCCATACAGGATAGCGTCTCTAACATAGACCAGTTCATCTTCAAGCCTATGGGTGAGTTGTTGTATAATTATAATATGACATATTCTGATGATTTGTCGGTTAAGGGTGACTGCAAGATTATTGCCTGTGGTGCTACTGGTCTGTTACAGCGTGAGATTGATAGGCAGAACAGTTACGAGATACTGCAACTTGTTGGTTCTGCTGGACAGCAGATTGCACAAATGCCTAAGGGTGCAGAGATTATTACTTGGGCTTTGCAGAATGTACTTAAGAATATGGGCGTTCCAGATAATCTTCTCGAGGCTAATAGAGGCCCTGCTATGGCAGAAACACAGGCACAGGAAGTACAGGCTGGTATGCAGTCTTTGTCATCAGGGGACGCTCTTGCGACACAGTCAACATAAATTAAATAAAAATCTTAGAAGTGTACTATATTTCTAAGATAGCACTTGATTTTTATTATATACTTATATATGGATTAGTATAGCACGAGGTGTCTATGTTAGATAATGAAGAAGTTAATATAGGTGACGCTGTATTTGTACTTGGTTTAGGGTATGGTACTGTTACATCTATATCTGCTGATGGCTCTTTCAGAGTTAAACTTAAAGGTGCTGTTCAGGAATTTCGTAATGGGGGTTATATAGGATCTGTGCGTAAAGTTTTCTGGCACGATCCTGTGTTCATTGTTCCTCCTAAGAATGCCTCGTTATGGGCTACTGTTAAGGAGCAGACCAAGTATAACTATGACCTGATACGTAAGATATTACGTGCTGGTGGTGTTATTCCTGAGGATACTAGCAATGAGTCATCTGCTGAATAAACTCAAGTGTTTTTTTCTAGAGAAGCTAAACTGGTGTCATCCTATTAACTGTGATGGAACAGAGAAGCAGGAGACATTGTTTTATAAGATTTATTGTTATCTGTTCTGGCCTATACCTTGGATGGAACCACAGCCATGCTGGTGCTGTGCAAGTGTTAGGGGCATTATTTATGGACTGGTTATTGGATTTTATGTGGGGTACATATGGGCTGTGATATAGATACTGGATACTCGTTGAGTGCTCCGTCTACACCTTCGTCTGTGTGTATCGTAAAGTCCCCTGGGAAGAATATTCTTTTTTCTCCTGAGACTCTACCTGGCACTGACAGAAGTACCTACTTCACTGTGGAGCCTGGTAGTGCTGTGCTTATTGATGCTTATAATTTAGAGTACGACAAGCACATATATCTCAATAGACTTGTGCTTTCAAGTAATTGTAAAGTACCAGGCAATGCCTGCAATCCACATGATATAGCAAATCCTGTTGGCAGCTATATTCGTCTGTACGGCGAACGCATGACATTAGGCGGTACTGCTGAGAAGTGGTCAATTATTAAGTACAACAGTGAGTCCACAAAGGAGTCACAGTTACAGTTACTCATTGCTATTCCAGGAACATACGAGTTAGAGCTCGAAGATCCTGCAACTCAGTTAAATGGTACTATGGAAGTTGAATATATGAAATTCGACTTACGTAATTTACATTTAGCCGATCTATACTTTGGAGGTATTTAATGGCAGTTGTTAAGGCGATACCTTCCATAATCTATGACGAGCACTCTAAGGAAGTAGAGAGCAAACTGTTTGTAGTAGATCCAGGTATGATTGCACAGGTGATTGGTTTTGGTTTTGCCTGTACTCGTAACAAGGTTGACGAGGGTGAGCGTACTGTTCCACAGATGGCTAAGTTACAGCAGGTAGTTTTATTTGAGGAAACTGTATCAAATAGAACCAAACAGTGTGTTAATATAATTGACAAGAAAGCAAAGATTGTAGCGTCAGATGATGTTATGATATGTGGCGAGTGTGTTACACTAACTGCACGTAATAATATACTTCTGATAAACGTCCCAGGTGTATATCGTTTTGTGTTGAATGATATTACTGCACTGGGAAATGTGCAGGTATTTCTCAAGTCTTACTCACTTGGGGAATTTCCATGGGACTCTAAATTATTCATAGGAGAACGTATATGAGTTGCGGAGATACTGGCCCATTCGACGGCGGTGTATATAACAATCCTACTGTTAATGACGGGACTCTGAATAACAGCAAACTTACAGGCTCTGTAGAACTTGATAAGAATGCTGCTACGAATATTCTTGAGGCATTACAGGAGCAGTCTCCTCAGGCTGTTACAGATTCTCCTAAGAGTAACACAGGTGAGGCATTACCAACTATTATAGTAGGTGAAGATCGCACTGTTATTCTTGGTAAGCCATTCAAATGGATTAAGTGTGGCGACGGTATGATACCTGTATTTAAAGCAGGAGCATAATATGATTGGTAGTCCTATAGCACCATCTGGTCCGTCTGAACTTGAGAAAAAGCGTATGGCTCTATGGAGTATGCCTGCACCTAGGACACGTAGAGAATTCCTTGAGCGCAAGGATTTAACACGTGAAATTGATAATATGGAAAGGGATGAATGGAAGAAAACACATAAAGCAGGTTACGAAAATTTAATGTCAATACGTGGAATTATGAAGAGAGGGGATTAAGATGGCTTGTAGTTCATGCAGAAAGGCACCAGTAGTACGTACACCAACATCTACTACACGTGGTACTATATTACCGATACCTACACAGGTTAATCGTGGTAAGAATGGTGGTAATGCCACTGATGCACGTTCACGTGTTACAGGTTTAAAGTATGTCCCAAAATAATACAGACGTATCTTTAAAACCATTACTGTCTAGTCCTAATAATATTCAATTACTTGTGGACTATTTAGACAGTCTTGCTAATAAATTTGACGCTCAGATAACAGAGCTATCTAGGCGTGCTCTTTTCGGTAGAGGTGATGAATCTCAGGAATTGAGGGATACTGCGATTTCAGTTCGTGGTAAAATGTTAATGTTGCAGGAGTTATCTGCAACTTTGAAGAACTTGTCATTTACAGAGGGGAAAAAGTAGATGCCATACAGAACAGGAAATGCTACAAGGGATCGTATGCTACAGGCACGATCTGATTTTAGAGCTGGTCTTCCGACACAGATGCAGAGTCAAATGGGCCAGATAGATCCAGGCTTTGGTAATGAGCCAGCAGGGGCACAGACACAGCCTCAGCAGGTACAGCAACAGCCACAACAGACTGTGCAGGTTCAACAACAGCAGACACAGCCGCAACAGCAGGTACAGCAACAGCATGTGCCTATGCCGAATGACCAGACACTGATTATGGACGATAAGTTCATTAGCACAGTGGATAGTCTAGGTAAGTTTAATGATACTCAACCACAGCAGGCACCCGCACAGACTCCTCAGGAATCTGATGCTGTAAAGGCTATGCGTGCTGAGAATGAGAAACTTGCCAAAGAACTTGAAGAATTAAAAAAATCTCGTGAGAACGATCTTAACGAGTTAAAAGAACTACAGCAATTAAAACAGCAGAAACGTGAAAATGACTACCTCGCACAGATGAACGATCTTGGTTCTATCAATAGTGACGATGCTAGAAAACTCATAAGTCCACTCTTGCAGGAGTTGGATCGTACACGTGCTGTTAGTGCACAAAAGTTACAGGAAACACAGGCTGCTATTGATAGACGTTTTGCAGAACTAGACAAGCAGACAAAACAAAGTCATAACAGCCAGTTGTACAATAGCATATTCAAGGCACACCCAGACCTTAAGACCTTGACCGACTCCAATGCTTACAAGGAGATTGTGGCAGCACCTGTTGCTCCTAATTCCTTGACTACTGTAGGAGAGGTCATGGCCAGAGAATTACAGGCTGGCAATGCCGACTATGTTATTAAAGTCTTAGACACTGTCAAGGCTAAACTGTCAGCAGTACCAAATATTGCTAACGTTGCGTCCGTTGGCAGTTCTAATTCGACTGCGAACTTTGTATCGCAGGAGAGTAATATGTCTGATACACAGTTAGATAAGTTAATCTCAGATGTTCAGACGGGTAAGATTAGTCGTGCGGAATTTCGAGAACGCAGGGCTAGAGCTAGGGAAGCGTCTAGGCTTCAGTAATTTAAAGGAGATTATATATGCCAATGCCATTGCAATCAGCAAGCGGATACGGTGGGTTAGACTCTACACCTCTGGCCCGTCCTGGTTATTTTAACGAGATTATCGCAAGAATTTATGAGCGTGATTTCTTGCCTGAAATCACTAACTCTGAAATTGACGAGCGTGTTATAGAATGTCACCAGAAGGTGCAGATCCTAAAGGCTCCTGAAGTTGGTCCATGGAGATCTTTACAGAAGAACCAAGAGATGGTTGCATCTCAGGTTACTGCGGAAGGTATCTGCTTTGAAATTTGTAACGCCGCTTATAACGATATTAAGTTTGACCAGTTAGATATTCGCTGGGCTTGCGAACGTTGGGATCAGTTTGAGAACAAATTCTTGGAAGACGTCTATCAGTCTTGGGTAACCTTACAGCGTCAGTGGGTACTGTCTGCTATGATCTTAGAGGTAGATCCAAAGAACACTGGTGCTCATGCAGGTAACCATGGAAATATCGACTTAGGTAGTCCAGGTAACCCAATTCCAATTAACCCTGATAACGTTGCACTTCACTTTATGAATCTGCAAATTGTTCTGAATGATAGACTGCGCTGGGTAGAAAACGAGATGTTTATCGTCCTGCCACCAATTTTCAAGGCTGTACTTGTTCAGTCCAACTTTGCTAACGCAATGTGGTCTGGTGACGGCAGACAGTCCATGGGTATTGACGGCAAGTGGGAAAAACAGATTGCTGGCTTCAACGTCTTCGAGAGTATTCACGTACCATTCGTTATGGATGGAGATAGTATCTGTTACTACATTCTTGCTGGTCATCGTTCTGCATTTGCATACGCTGCTGATATTATCGACGCACGTATTGTATATCCAGATCGTACATGGTCTGCTGAATACCAGATGTTAGGTGTGTGGGGCGGTAAGATGCTGTACCCTGAGGCAATGGCCGTAGCATACTGGAAGTTCAATCCTGCTAAAGACTAAGGAGATAGACTAAATGACAAATTACAACTTATATAGAGGCGGTACCCCTGAGGTACGTTTCATGTGGAGCAAAAAGGATTATTCAAAATTTAATCCTCCACTGACTGCAAAGCACCTCGGTGCTGCACATAAACTCTTCGGAAACGACGAGTTTCAGGACACTCCACCATACGACTCCCATGCTGATGGTGCTTATAATTTAGGTAACTTTGTTATTGGTGCAAGCATCAATCCAAATGGTAGAGGTATGATTTCACAGCGTACTGCTTTCAAGTATCAGAAAATTGCTGTAGGTGACGTTCTACAGTTAATCTGGTTACCTGAGGACCATGTGGCAACCATGCTCAATCTTAAGTCTATCAATTGGGATAGCAAGATGTCTGGTGCTACTGTAGCTTTAATTGTACAGAATGGTACTCCTAATGCTGATACAGGCGAGTTTGAGTATACCGAGGATACTGATTTTGCGGACGCTGTCACTGCACAGCATGGTTCAAATGTGTTCAAGGTCGATGAAGCCTTTAACGCTATGATTAGCCTGTACAAGGTGAATGGTGACTATGCAGTTCCTATGTATGGACAGCCATGTCTTCCTGCAAAAGACGAAAGTACCTCTGGTACTGCACCTGTTTATAAGTTCTTTGGTCTTAAGGTATTGTCCTTGCCAACAGACGCTAATGTAACGTTTGCTGATATGCGTAAGAGTATTTATATGTCATTGCGTATGGAAGCATTTGAATGTCCTAGTGCATAAGAGGAGATAAAATATGGAACCATTGCAGTTTAATGGATTGCCTAAATGTCCACCAGGTAAGAACGCTACAGATGTTACTAATCTGCCACGTAAGATTAAGGCTCTTAAGATGCCAAGACCTACACCAGCAGAGAGTACCGTAAAGCGTTCTGCATCTAGCAGACGTAAATAATTAGTTAATTAGAGGGGTTTAATTAATTATGGAAATCGGAACCTTTAGAGATTCAATGCAGGCAAATGCTGGTTATTCTGTACCAAATGACCAGTTTGAAAGACACTATCAGGAGGCTAGGTCAGACGTTATAGAACCTCTGCCACAGTCTCCATGTCTTAAGATTAAAAAGACTGGCCAGATTGTTCCATGGCATAGTTCCTTTGCACAGCACCCTGACTTATGTGAGTGTTGCGATAAGTACGGCAAGCCTTGGAAAGGGCCGTCCGCTCCTGTACAGGAGAAGCCTGTCATTAACACAGACATATCTCATGTTAACGTTAGGAACGATCATACTGTTCCTGTGGGTATTGCATCAGAGAGATTAGGCGTAGACAAGCAGTTCTCGCAGGATTTTTCTCAGCCGTCTGGTAATAAGGACGCATTCAGAATACCTGAACAATCAACATCAATGGATATGTCTTCAATTATCAATGCGTGTTTTCAAGATAATATAAAACGCTGAGGTGTATATGGCTTTGCTTCAAGATCTCGTTAAGCAAGTTAGTATTGACCTTAACGACTATGCGGCAGGGCATGAGTACACCACATGGACTTATGAACAACTTGCCGCCTATGTATTAGATGGGTTGCAGGTTGCATTTACATTTAGACCAGACTTATTTCTCCACACTGTTGTCATAGAGTTGGAACCTGCCAACTCTGTGCAACGTCCTTGTAACTGTACCCAAATAAGACGTGTATACGGCATATCTACTAAAGACGGTAGAGTGTTGTATGGTATACGTAAACGTAAGAGTTCAGACAATCTACAGTGGTACGGTAAGACTTGTCCTGTAGATCCTAAACACTGGAAAGCAAGAGACTATTATATAGACGCTGAGGGTGATGTCTTTTATATAGAGCCAGCACCTCCTGTGGGACAGACCACATATGCACTTATAGAGTGTGCACAGGCACCGACTATGGAGGATTTAGAGAACGGATTTGAGATGCCTACAGAGTTGCAGTCTGCAACAATTCAGTGGGCTTTATTCAGAGCCAAGATGGTTGACGCAGAGAATAACACAACTATATTCAATGTGGCTAATTTCCATAAGCAGACATTCTTCCAGTTGTTGCAGGTACAGGTGTCCATGAAAGATGCTATTGAGATAGATCGCACTGCACCAAATCAGGCACAAGTGAGGGTAGCAAATGAGTAGAATTGTATATGAGGTTGCCCCTAAGGTGTCCATATCAGAGTTTTTAGACGACCTCTCATATGAGTTCACAGACGCACCATATGGACTTTTAGAGAATGCTGTAAAGCGTGCTATTCAAAGAATTTGTGAGCGTTCTAATATGTTGCGTAGGACTGTGAAAATTAGAACCGAGTGTAACGTACATAACTATCTGTTAGAACCTCCTGATTGTGTAGATGTTATTGCAGTCATGGCTATAGAGTTATGCTGTGGCTCGCATTGTCAGCGTGAAGTACAGCGTATAACTACACCTACGTGTAAGGTATGTTGTGGAGGGTATGAGGTATTTGTAAACGGTAATGAACTGGTGTTTACAAACCCAAAGATGGACTCATTGTTCCACGTGGAACTATCGGTAAAACCTACAAGAGACTCCTGTGACGTTGATGCTATACTTGTAAATGAACATTATGAGCTGGTGCTTGACGGTGTTCGTTCAAATCTTTGTGCACTTCCTAATAAGCCATGGTCAAGTGTACAGCGTGCCCAACTTGCAGAGCAGAGTTTTCTACGTGGTTGTGCAGAGGCCGCAGTTGATACTATGATGGGAAGTCAGCGTGGTGCTATGCGGATTAAGAGATCGAGGATAATATAATGGCTACGAACAGTTGCAGAAATACAATTAAGCGTATGGACTGCGGTGGAAAATTACCAACGCAACAGCCTAACAAGTATCCTCCATTTGAGGTATGCTTGCCCTTTGGTAAAAAACTTGAGTTCGACGGTACAGGTTTTATTATAAAACAGTTAAAGACTATTCCTGATGGTAAGTATGGATTGGTCGTAGTTGAGAACAACTGCATTACTGACTTTGAAGAACAGCCTGTTTGTGAGTACACAGCACAGCCATGTACCCCTGCGGTAAGTCCATGTGGTGATAGCAGTTCTAGTGTTCCGCTTCAGCCAGGTCAGAACAATCTTTTAAACTATGACGCCTCAGGAAGACTCGGTGGCCAGTTGTATGTAAGTTCATCATCATTATCTGTATCAGGATATGGAACGTCAAGTAGTCCGCTTAGAATTGAATATACTCCTACATCTGTTAAGACTTACATCAGGTCTGGAAGTGATATTGTAGGTGTAGATGGTGCGGGAGAAAGCACTAGTCCTTATGTTATAACACATGGTACCAGTGCTCTTTCTGCTGGTGTTTATGGTGTATTTACAGTAGACAAGTACGGTCACGTCATAGGCTATGACAGTTCACAGGTTATGGGTATTACTGCTCTTATAGAGGGCGGTGGAGTTAAACTTACCAAGAATGGTACTGCTTATACAATAGCCTTAAATCAGTACGCCAGTGTGTCTGATACCTATACTCTAGGTGGAATCTCATTGACTTTAGATGGTTATGGTATTGTAACCAACAGTGCAAGAGTTATAGACCTGCCTCCAACCACTGATGACGATACAGTTCTACTAGATCCTGAGAATTATACTTTAACCTTTAACACAATGGGAAGTCTTATAGGCTTCACTGCAAAAGATGTAAAAGCAGCAGATGAACATTTCACAACAATTTTCGAGCCTCAACGTGAAAGTACGTCGATGGTATTCTCGACTAAAAAAGCAGGCTTCTTCCTTATCCGTTATCGTGGTAGTCTTGACGGAGTTTCTGAGCCGTCGTCTTCGACCTACGGGTATTATGCGCTTCCTAGCACTTATTACGTTCTCGTTAACAATAGGCGCACTAACGCTTATGGTTTATATATGAATGGTAGACTCGTTGAGATAGTAGCACTTACTGACGCTTACTATGGTCTGGGTGATTATACTGTAACCATAGCACGTAACAATCCTCCTGAGGGTTGGAAGTTTCCTGACGGTGCACTGATGTCTGTTGAACTTGTACAGAGGCCAACATAATGCCAATTATTAGTTCTTTCGGTGGTATAGTACCACGTTTACCATGGCATAGTCTGCCAGTCACAGGTGCTACCATTGCTCATGATGTAAAACTGCGTAATGGTAAACTTGAGCCTTGGCGTGAGAGACTTGCTGTCGGTACTGCCGTGGCTAATGCTGTGTCAGTACACTATCATGGGTGCTGTTACTACACATTCAACAAGTGCGTAGATATGGCAGAGTACGTGGCAGACTATGGTAGACTATATGTCACAGGAAGGAATAGTTACCCAGAGGTTGCTAAGATTAACGGCTGTGCTCTTACTTATAATAGACTAGGTGTACCACAGCCTACTAACGCTCCCACGGTTGCAGGAACACAGAGCGAAGGAAGAGAGGTTTCAGCTCGTAACTATGTGTATACATTTGTAAATCAGTACGGTGAGGAGGGTGCTCCCTCCTATCCGTCGGCACAGTTGAATATTGCCGACGGCTCGGGAGTTGTCGTTTCAGGATTCCAGGTACCAGACAGTGTATACGGTGTTGTTAGTATTAACATTTATCGTACCTCTACGGCATGGTCTACAGGTGAGGAGAAGACACAATCTATACAGACTGACTACTTGCTTGTAGCAACTGTTCCTGTTGGTACTTCCTCATATACTGATACAGTACTTGAGCGTAATCTTGGTTCAGTTATTGATACTGAGTTTGTGCATGAGCCTCCAGCAGACTTAAGAAAGATTAGATACCTAAGAGGTACAGGTGTACTTACAGGTGTAACTAATAACAAAGTGTACTTCACAAAACCATTCCAGCCACACAACTGGCCTGTGGAGTATGAGTTGACATTACCTTATAATATTGTCAACGTGGAGACGTTAGGCAATAGGATGTTTGTAAGTACTGACGCTTTTCCATTTGTGATTAACGGTGCTCCTAACTGTGAAGCACGTCAGTGCAGACCAGTCACAGAAGTGTTTACACCTCTTCCTGATATAAGTTGTGGACATGAGAACAGTTCTGTGGCCACTCCTTTTGGAATGGTGTATTCATCAAAGGACGGACTTGTACTTGTAAGTACTAATGGAACGTTCCAGATTATAACCTCAGCATGGTTCAGTACTGACGATTGGGTAAAGATTAGACCAGACACAGCACGCCTTGCATATTGGCGTGGGTATATTATATGTGTCACAGATCTTATATCTTTTATGCTTGATATTGACGGAAAGACCTATAATGATATAGAGGGTTCTAATCTTGTAACAATATCTGACCGTCCTGTGGCAATGACAACCACACAGGCTGGTGAGTTAATTATGTTAGAGAACGGTGTCCTGTGGCAGTGGAATGCAGGAGATACTTACAGAGAATA